ATAACTCGCTTTTGGATAGATTGGAAAATTTCTCAAAACTTGAGGGTGAAAGGTTATATGTTCCAAATGCAACTTTTATAAAGGTGTATAAAATTGCAGGTATGGTAACTCTTATAGTTGACAGTGGGACAGCATTTTTTAATAAAACTAACACACCTATTTTTAATATCCCTGAAAAATATAGACCAAATGAAGCATTGTATTTTAGTGCTTCTTATAGAAATAATACAAAATCTAATACATTTTTCTTATATGCTAATGGGGATTTAATAAAATCTGAAGTGGATGATAACTTAGGAGCTTATTACTTTACTATCAGCTACCCCGCTAAAAGCTAATTAGATTAAAAAAGTTGTTAACTGCCCCATAAATGTATTTGTAAGAGGATTTCTAACATCGGTAGAAGAAACTATTAAAATATTATTAACTAAAGAGAAATGTCCACTGGTTCCATTATTTCCTGTTATAGCTGTTGCTGTATTATAGCAACTATAGGGTAAATTACATTTATACTTTATTCCATATTGTAGTGTTTCTGTACCATTTGTGAGTGCTCCAACTATTATCAAGTTTCCATATCGATATACGGTAAATTTAACTCCAGCAGGAGTTGAATATAAATCTTGTACCTTAAATGTTGATAAATTTTCCAATCTATACACATTTTTAAATCTGCTTGTAGATGGAGCAAGCTACCTAAATTATTTTTTTTGAAAGGAGAAAAAATGAAAGCAATAAATTTTTATAAAAAAGAAAAATTAATCTTTTCTGTGTATGCAGAAAGTTTAGAAGATGTATTAAAATCACCTCTATCATACTTCAATGGTTATACTCAAGATATGATAATTACAGATATTACATATCAATATCCGATTTACAAAGATGATGTCTTAAGAGAGATGACAAAAGAAGAAAAAGTAAGAAACAATATACCTGTACAATTAGTCGATGGAGAGTTTATAAAAGATAAAAAATTAATAGTAGTACCAAAACCTGCTGGAAATGAAAAATATATGTATTGGGATAAAGATAAGTGGTTATTAGATAATCAAAAGGAATTTGATGATTATTGTAATCTAATAGATGAATTGAAAGCTAAATCACTTGCTTATGGTTTTGATTATAAAGTTAAAGATAAAGACCATAGACAAAAATGTAGAGATACAGATATTGCTAAAATGGTATCAGTTATTGTAGCGTTACAAATTGCAAAAGAAATGAAAGTAGATAAAAAAGTCACTTGGTATTTTGAAGATAATGTCGGAATGTCTGCAGGTCTACAAGAATTAGGTCAATTAATGCTGTATGGAACTACATTTGTTCAATCTGTTTATGATACAGAAAATTACTTTAAGACAAAGGTCAACCCAAAAGACCTTTCAAAATCTGAATTTGAAGCTAAAAGAAAAGAAATTCATACAAAATTAGCTATGAGTTAATCAAAAAGTAGAGGTAGTTTAGTATAGCTACCTCTTTTAAAATGCGTTAAAAAGGCTCTCAGAATGTCATTTTTTTAAGGAGGTATATATGTTTGTTTTATCACAAGCAAGCTTGGACAAATTAAAAGGTGTACATCCAAATTTGATTAATTTTTTTAAAGAATTAATTTTAATAAGCCCTTGGGACTTTAAAATTATAAGAGGTGTAAGTACACCAGAAGAACAGAATAAATTGTATCAGCAAGGTAGAACTATAAAAGGATTTAAAGTAACAAATTGTGATGGATTTAAAAAAAAATCAAATCATCAAATAAAATTCAATGGGTTAGGCTATGCTGTTGATATTGGAGTTATAGTCAATAGAGTTTACAAAGGAACTTTGCAAGACTTCCATTATTATCAAGATATTTACAATATAGCAAAAAATAGTGGATTATTGGAAAAATACAATATTGAGTGGGGTGGAAATTGTTGGGTATCTTTTAAAGATGGTCCACATTGGCAAATAAAAGGTGCAGATAAGGTAGTTTTTAAATAATAAATAGTCTGGCTAGATAATTATTATAAAAAAATATTAAAAATTTTAGGAGGTTTTACTTATGAAAGATTTAGTAGTTGGATTAATTTTAAAATTATGGGCATTTTTAACAGGGTTTACTTGGGAACAATGGGGATGGATGCTATTAGCCACTGTAATAGTTGCTTATATGGTTTATAACAGAAAGAAGTATGTGCAAATTTTTGATAATGCAGTGGTATATGCAGAAACATCTTTTAATTATGGAGATAATCTTAAAAAGTTAGATGGAGCAGTAACATTTATAATAGAAAGAACAAATAAACTACCATTTATAGCTAGGGTAGTAATTAGAAGATTTTTAAGTAGAAAAAGAATGGTAAATATTATAGAAACAACACTACAAAAGTTTTCTAATGTATTTGGAACAGGAAGAAAAATAGATATAAAAGGAAATGAGGAAGATGGAGAAAACTAAATTAATCCTGGAACCAATTTCAAATGGGAAAGCAGTTTTAATGCAAGATTATATTTATAGTGTAAATGGCTATGATATAAAAGTTTTCAAAGGTTTTGTAACGGATGGGGCATCAGTGCCTCATTCTTTACAATGGTTGTATAATCCTTATGGCAAATATATTAATGCAGCAGTTATCCACGATTATTTGTATTCAACATATAACAATACTGGTATAAATAAAACTCTTGCAGATAAAATATTTCGACATATTATGCAAGAAACAGGAGTAGATAACAGAACTGTAAGAAGATTCTATACAGCTGTAAGATGTTTTGGAGAAACTTCGTGGAAACCTAAATTATTAAATGAAGGTTATAAAGATAGGGCTATTATAGACAGGACAAAAGAGGCTAAGGAATATTATAATTTTTGGGATAAGGTATTAGGATTGTAGGTGATTATATGGAGCAATTTTTAGGAATAATAGAATATGTATTAAAAAATTACGGAATACCTGGAGGTTTATTGCTTTATTTCTTATGGAAAGATAGTAAAACCTTTGAACTTTTTAGAAACACTATGCAAAAAATAGTAAATCAGCTTGAAGCAATGCAAAAGGATCAATCAGAATTAAAAAAAGACATTGATGAGATAAAAAAATTCATAAAATAATGGGTAGGAAAAAATCCTACCCCTCTTTTTTTATTGTGTAAAACTTTGTATATAGCTAGAAAAGTATAAAAATTATATTCACAATATAGATATAGTATGTTACAATAGACAAAAAAGGAGGAATGGTTGAAATGTTGGCAGATTTAATAGGTAGTGTAAATAGAATAAATATAAATAAAAATAATGGAGTATTTACAATTTTTGAAGCCGTAGTTAATTCTATTCAATCCAACTCTAAAAATATATTAGTAGAATTAAAAACAAAAAAAGAGAAACAAACTTCATTTCAAAATATAGATAAGAAAGAAAAATATATCTTAAAAGAAGTTACTATAACTGATGATGGTTATGGTTTTAATGATGAAAATTTTGAATCTTTTAAAAAGATTAATTCAACTTATAAATTAAAATTAGGTGGAAAAGGTGTGGGACGTTTAACATGGCTTAAAGTTTTTGAGAATATAGAGATAGAAAGTGTGTATAAACAAGAGAAAAAATATTTTTTTAGAAAAATATTGTTTAATTTATATGATGAAGTTAAAGAAATTGAATTTAGAGAATTAAACTCAAATGAAAAAAATCAAGTAAAGACTACAATAAAGTTTAGAAAACTTAAAGTAGATTTCTCAGATAAATTTCCAACAACAGCAGAAACACTAGGAGAAAAAATACTTTACCATTGCTTGAGTTATCTTATTGAAGGAGTTTTTGAAATAACTATTAAAGACGGTATAAATGAGTATAAGTGCAAAAATGAATATTTAAAACAATTAGGACAAGATATAAAAAAAGATATCATAAAAATAAATGCCGAAGAATTTGAAATTATTTACATTCCAATAGATAAGGAGAAACAATCTAGACATAAAATTTCCTTAATTGCAAACAAAAGAGAAGTAAAGTCAAGGATTATGACAGAAGAACTTTTAAACTCCTCTTTTGAAATTAATGGGCTTCAAAAAAATATACTTGTCTTTGTTTCTGGAAATTATTTAGATGAGAATGTAAGTGAAGATAGAACAAGATTTCTTTTTCCCGATGAGGAATGTTTATTTTTATCTGAAAATGAAATCATAGAAACTGTTTCAAAAAAAATTATTGAAATTTTTGATGAACCAATAAATAGAATAAAAAAGAAAAATGAAGAAAAAGTGAATGATTTCCTTTCTAAGTACCCATATTATAAATCTATATTTCAGCAAGATAATAGTATTATAAATGAAATGAACGATAAAACAACTAATGAACAACTTGAAGAAAAGTTTGAAAAAATTGTTCGTAAAAAAAGAAAAGAAGTAAGATTTAATATAAAAAATGTTAAGCTTGAAGGTGAATATCAAAGTAAATTTGAAGAAATAACTAAAAATATTGAACTATTAAATCAGTTAGACTTATCAAAATATGTGCTCCATAGAAAGCTAGTATTAGAACTTTATGATAAAATTTTACAAAAAAAAGAAGAGGATAGTAATTATTTTTATGAAAAAGATCTTCATAATCTAATTTTTCCTATGAAAAAATCTGGAGAAGAAATTGATTATGATCAACATAATTTATGGTTGCTAGATGATAGGTTAGCTTATAATAAATTTTTAGCTTCTGATTTACCTTTTAAAAAAATAAAAAATACAGAAAATAATGAAAGAGCTGATATATTAATATTTGATAAACCTATGGCTTTTTCTGATAAAGATATTGAAGATAATCATTCTAATGTTATAGTTGTAGAATTTAAGAGACCTGGAAGAGAAGATTTAACAAAAAATGGATTAATGACACAAATCTACAAGTATATTGAAGAACTAAAATCAGGAGAAATAAAGTCACCAAATGGAATTAGGATAGAAGTTAGCGAGCAATCCATATTCAATGTGTTTATCATTTGTGAATTGACAGATATGCTAAAGAAAGAACTTTTATGGGCAGGTTTTAATAAAATGCTTGATGAACAAGGATATTATACTTATAATCAAAATATTAAAGCTTTTATACAAGTTCTTTCTTTAAATAAAGTTAAAGTTGATGCAAAATTAAGAAATAAAGTATTTTTTAATAAATTAGGTTTATAAAATATAATTATAAAAAAAGCAGGATTAATTTCCTGCTTTTTATGTTATAAAATTTTGTCTGTTGTTTGTCTGTTGTAATTTTTATATTTTATAGATTTTTATAAAAGTTTGTTAATATTTCAACAGTTTCAACTAATGATTTTAAGACGATTTAGAACTTTATGAAATTTTAATAAAACATATGGTGCACTCAACAGGAATTGA